GCAGAAGCATTAAAGCTAGAAAATGATTATATAACTGATCTTATAAAAGTATCAGAGACCATTAATGCTGATCCAATAATGTCAGTTAATAAAGATGCTGCTAACAAATATTTAAAAGATCAAAATAATATTTTATTTCCTAAATATAAATCTTTAGCAACCAATAATAATGTTGCAATTAAATTTGAAAACTATGCGTTAGCAGAAACACAAAAAACAATATTTAAAAATGATACACAAATATCAAAAAATATTTTTAAAAATTTAGTAAGTGGTTACGATAAACAAAAACAACAATTGCTTATAACAGCTGACACAGATCAAAGTGGTATTGCTAAAAGAACTTTAAGAACAGATTTAGAAAAACTAACAATAGATACTTTTCAATCACAAGTAACATATCCAGAATTAAAAATTATGTTACAAAGTATACCAAATGAAATTGATCTTATGGATGGTTCTAGAGATGCTCGACAACAACCTAGAAAAACATTATTTCTTTTAAAAGATAAAAATTATTTACCATCTTTAACTCTTGAACAAAGAAATGATTTAAAAGAAAAAGCTCAAGGAATTTTAGCACCTATTGTTCAAGCTCAATGGAGATCTCATGTTGATCAAATAAATGATGGTCAAGATGTTGAACCTTTTGATTTAAAATTAGTTTCAGAAGTTCTTCCACCAGAAGCTGCAACTGCAATGATACAGCAGGAAAGTATTTTTAGAGATACAGCAGATAATGTAAAAATTATTCTTTCTTCAAGTGAAAAAAATGTAAATGAAGTTGTTAAAGGATTTGTAAATGAAGCAAAAGAAACACATCTTTATGATAAAGCAAAAGATATTGAAAAATTTTATAATTCAGTTTTAGAACAAAGAGAAAAAGATATAAAAAATGATCCTGCAGAATATACTATTAGAACAAATTCAGATATTAAAAATTTAGTACAAGAATTAGAAAATGAACAAAATGAAGATATAGCCGCAAGTCTATCTAAAGAACTTGCAATTAAAATAATGGAATCACAAACTAATATTGGTATTGAAAAATCTAATCAAAAAGTAATGACAAATTCTATGTCATCAAAATTTATATTAGATTATAAACAAGCTGCTAAAGATAATAATGTTAATTTACAAGATGCTATGCTTCAAGGTTTAGTAACAAAATATGGTGAATTAGAAGATGAAGCACTTACACAGTTAATGATTGCTGGATTACCACAGGGTGCAAAATTTATAAGCGCAGGTTTTGCTACTCAAGAAGATAAAATGAAATTTTTAAGTCTTGATGATCCTAATGTAGTAACAGATTTAAAAAAAAATTTACAAGACATGGGTGATACAAATATAAGTTTTCAAAAAATGAGAACTGCTATTAGACAAAATCCAGAATTTAAAGATATTGAAAATATTATTAAAAGAAATGTTCCTTTTGATCCTAGTGATGAAATTCCTGTAATTGAAGATGTTGTTGATTTTTTAGCAAAATATGGATCTAATGAATTTTTAAATGGTGATGTAAAAACTTTTGATACAGCTGCAAAAGTTGCAGTAAATTTATTTACTAAAAATTTTGAAATAGAAGATACTTATTATTATCCTAAAACTTTTATAGACTCAACCACAGGTAAACCAATACTTCCTTTAAAAATAGACAGAAACAAACAAATGATGGAAATTATAAAAGATAACTATTTACCAAAACTTAATTTATCTACATTTAGTTCTAAAAAAGAAAAAATTACAAATGAAAAACTTACAGAGAAAATGCAATATCAAATGAAAGAAAATGGAGAATGGAGAAACTCACCAGATGGAAAAGGTTTTATTTTTGGTATTGTGCTATCTGGAAATAGTTTTGGTATAGTTAAAAATAAAAATGGAAACCCATTATTTTTTCCTGCAGATTATGATGGTAATACTGTTCCTGGATATAATATTGTAGTTGATTTAGATATTGAAACTAAAAAACAACAAGCTAGAGGATATTTTGGTTATCAAGAAAAAATAAATCAAAAAGATTTTTCTCTTGGAAAAAGACCAAGCGAAGTTCCAGAAGAAGCATTTATAGATATAGAAGAAGAATTTAAAGATACAATTAAATAATATGGCAAATTTTACTTTTGGTTTAAATGTAAACGAAACAGCACAAGAATCTGGGTATGATCAATATAAAACTTCATTTGGTGAAGTGTTGGGTGCTACTTATGAAGAAACTATAAATTTTAATCCTGCATATAGATTATATAAAAGTTATCAAATTTCAGATGCTAAAAATCAATCACAAGAAGAAGGTATAGAGCCTGTTAGTAAACAAGAATTAAATAAAGAGTATTCAGATTTAGGTTTGTATTTTGAAAATGATGAATATCAATCTGTTGTTGATATTATGGTTTATGAAAAAAAAGAAGAAAGAGAAAGACAAAGTATATTACAGCGTGGACCACAGGGTTCTTTTAATCCTTTTTCTGGTGGATTTTATGTAGGTGCTGCAAAATTAGCAGTTGGTATTGGTGGCAGCTTTCTTGATCCTATAAACATTGGAGCATCTTTTATTCCTGTGTTTGGTCAAGTAAGATTTGCAAAACTTGTTGCAAGACCAAGTATGACACTTCCAAAAGCAAGAGCTATAAGAGGTGCTGTTGAAGGATCTTTTGGTGCAGCAGTTGTTGAACCTATTGTTTATAGTTCTGCAAAACAAATACAAGCAGATTATGGTATAGTAGACAGTTTTATAAATATTGGATTTGGTACTATTCTTGGAACTGGACTTCATGTAGGTGCAGGTAAATTAAAAGACATTAGAACCGCTAGAAAGTTTCAAGAACAATTAATTAAAAATAAAAAAGATTTAGATTCTGGTACTGGTGGAGAACCAGAATTAAATTTATACAAACAATACTACCCAGAAAATAGTGACATTATGATGAAATTAGAAAAAACAGATCCTAGAACTAGAGAATTATTATTAAGTAAAGCTATAGGTGATGTTATGCAAGACAACCCTGTAGATGTAACTGGCATTGCTAATACAGACGCAACTCTTAGAGATGGAACTCCTAACCCACCAGAAAAAACATCTACTACTATTAAAAAATTAGTAAGTGATGAAGTAGAATTACAAAACTTTAAACAAAAAATTATAAATAAAGATGCACAATCATTAGAAAAAGATACTCCCATTATAGAAGAAAGATTATTAACTTTAAGAAACAAACAAACAGAATCTGGTTATGATTTAAATTTTGGTGATGATTTAGAAGGAGAATTAACAGTTCAAAAAACAAAAGATAGTTTAGATGAATTAAAAACTAAATCAAAAGATTTAGAAAAAATTACAGCAGATTATATTAATTGTAGGAATGGTAGATAAGAATGGCTAAAAATGTATGTATAACTAGAATAGAAAATTTATTAAAAGAATCATCTTTTACTGGAATAAAAAAAGATGAAATAATGAATAGCCTTAAACAAGCTATGGCAGAAAGAAGAGTTAATCGTATAGATGAAATTAATGTAGATGCTATTGCTAAAGATGTTTCATCACAAATAAAAGCACAAAAAATAATAGATAGAGCAAATGCATTAAATGATGAAATTCTTAGAAGAGAAAAAACTCAATTTATTATTGATAATTATAAAGGTGTTGAAGAAGAAGGTTTAATGGCAACAATAGTTGGATCAAATGAAATAAGACCAGGAGCAAGAGATTCAGTTGCTGTTGCTCAAGATACTGTTCAAGCAAATTTAGTTAATTCTTTTAAAGAAAAAGTTAGAAAAGCAAAATTAGATATATTATTTAGTGATGCTGATATTCCAACTCAAAAAAGATTAGCACAAGTTATGGAAGAAGCTGGTGCTGAACCAACAGATATAGAAAAAAGAGCAGGTATTAAACCCCCTATTACAGAAACTAATCCAAAAATTAAACAATTAGGAATACTAATGGAAGAACATTCTGAAGCAGTTAGAGCAATGTTAAATGATAGAGGAGCTAATATTCCCAAACTTTGGGGTTGGGTTGTTAAACATAATCATGATCAATTTAATATAAGGTCTGCCACAGAAACTTTAGGTATGAAATTATCAGATGTAAAGGCAGATGTAAATTTAAAAGGTACTGATATAAACTATAATAAAAATTATAAATCTTGGAAAAATTTTATATCTAAATATTTAGATGAAAGAACTTTTGATACTGTTGATGATAAAGATTCATTTTTTGTGGATGTTTATAATTCTTTAGTAGGAAATAAAATTCAACTAACAGAAGGTGTTAATAATATTTTTGGATCAAGAAATATAACAAAAGCAGCAGGTGGTAAAAGAATTTTACACTTTAAATCTGCTGCAGATTGGTTTACTTACCATGAAAAATTTGGTCATGGAAATCTTCAAGAAACATTTCTTTCTGGATTACTAACAGCAGGAAGAAATATTGGAATTATAGATAAATTAGGATCTAATCCTAAAGCAAATTTTGATAAAATAAGAATAGCTGTATATAATCATGTTAAAAAAAGTGGAAGAGATTCATCTAAACTTGCTAGTGAAAATTATTTCAAAAAATTTTATATGCAAATAAATGGATCAAGTCATACTGTAGAAAATTTTACTTTAGCAAAATATGGAGCAATACTTAGAGTGGTTCAAAATATAACCAAACTAGGTGGAGCAGCAATATCTGCTGGAACTGATATTGGTCTTTATGCGTCTGAAATGAAAGATCAAGGTGGTAAAACTTTATTAGGTGGAATGGGTGATGCATTTAGTGCTTTAGCAAGAATAAAAGATACAAAACAAAAAACAGAAATAGTTGAAATGTCAGGTTTAATGTTTGATGGAGCTATACATGATCTTGCTGGTAGAAATCAGGTAGGAGATAATTTAAGTAGAGGAGCAACACAAGTACAAAAAACATTTTTTAAATTTAATTTATTAACTTGGTGGACTAATACTTTAAAACAAAGTGCTATGTTGGCTATGTCTAATTATTATGCAAGACAAAAAAATTTACCTTACAATAAATTAAACAAACAACTTCAATTATTATTTACAAAATTTAATATAGATTCTAATAAATGGGATGTTATTAGAAAAAATGGAATGGTTAAAGCTGATGATGGTATGGAGTTTATTAACATTGGTTCACTTGATAAAATTTCTGATACAGATGTAAAAAAAATTACAGGTATAGATAATTTAACTAAAAGAGAAGCTAAAATAGAAAAAGAAAAATTTAAATATTCAATATCTGGTATGCTGTTAGACAGAACTCTTACTGCTGTAATTCAACCAGATGCTAGAGTTAAAGGTATAATGAAACAAGGAACTTTAGCTGGTACTCCTATAGGGGAAGCTATTAGTTTTCTTGGTCAATTTAAAGGATTTCCTATTGCAATCTTTAATAAAGTAATTGGTAGAGATATAGCTTATATGAAAGCTGGACCAAATCAAGATATAGGTAGAGGTGCAAAAGGTATAGCAGCAACAATAGTTACAAGTGCTTTGTTAGGCTATGCTTCAATGTCAATAAAAGATCTTTTAAAAGGAAGAGAACCAAGAGATCCTAGTAAATGGAATACAGCTATGGCAGCTCTATTACAGGGTGGTGGTTTAGGTTTGTATGGGGATGTTTTATTTAGAGAACAAAGAGATGGATCTACAATTATTGCAGGTCTTGCTGGACCAGGTGCAACAACTGTAGCAGACGTATTATTGGCAATTAATTATGGTATTCGTGGAGAAGGTGGAAATGCTGGTAAAGCAGCTTATAGAGCAATAAATGCCAACATACCTTTTATGAATTTATTTTATGTTAAAACAGCGTATGATTATTTGATAGGTTATAATATGATGGAAACTATGTCACCAGGATCATTAAAAAGAGTAGAAAGTAGAATGAAAAAAGAATATAACCAAGAATATTTATTTACAAAACCCTCACAAAAGTTTAAAGGTTTTTAAGTTATGACAGTATCTTCAACTACAGTAAAAAATTCCTACTCTGGTAATGGGAGTACAACCCAATTTGCATATGGGTATAAAATATTTGCAGACTCAGACTTAATCGTAATTATTAGAACAGACAGCACAG